TTCCTGCTTATGCAAGTGTTTATAGAGACAATGATAACAGGATTGAGATCACTACTAAAAATACACCGGACGGAATCTTTAGTGTTAAGTTACCATTAGTACAAACTGAACACGTTGTATTATTAGACAATACAACTGTGTTTAAAGATTACATTTACGATCTAGAACCAGGCTACCGTCAGTCAAGAATAAAAGTTATGGGCTACAGAACAGACAAATGGACTGGTGGCTTTAACATTCCAGGATTTATATATGACAATGCCAAGGTTACAGAATGGGCAGAGTGGACAGATTACGCAGTTGGCGATACAGTAAAACACAAAGAATTTTATTATGTTGCAAAAGTAAAAATTCCAGGACAATTAAACTTTGATGCTAAACAATGGGAACGTTTAGATAAACGACCAGAGCCAGGACTAATGGCAAACTTTGATTACAAAGCAAAACAGTTTGAAGATTTCTATGATTTAGATACAGATAACTTTGATACTTCACAACAAAGAGTTGCACAGCATTTAATTGGTTATCAGAAACGTAAGTATTTGGAAAACATTATTAATGATGATGTTTCACAGTATAAATTCTATCAAGGATTTATTCAAGACAAAGGTACAAAGAATAGTTTAACTAAACTGTTTGATGCTTTATCAAACACAGATGCTGATAGTGTAGAGTTTCATGAAGAATGGGCTTTACGTTTAGGACAAATAGGTGCGGCACAATCCTTTGACGAAGTAGAATACAAACTTGACGAAGCGAAGTTTAGATTATCTCCGCAACCTGTTGCACTTGTAGATAGTGTCACAGGAACAGAAACTGATTTAATTTACAGACAAAGACCGTTTGAAACTTATTTAAAACCAGATGGATATAATCATAAACCATTCCCTACAAAATATAAAGATGTTGATTACATTCAAACAGCAGGATACGTTAATCCTTCAGATGTTAAAACACAGGTTGCAAACTATGATGCAATTTTAAATATTGCAATTACAACTCTTAACGTTGGTGATTATATTTGGACAGGTACAAACAAAACTAACGACTGGGACGTATTTAAATATCTACGTACAGAAGACAAAGTAATTAAGCTAACAAAAAATAGTACAACTGATGAAGTTGAAGTAAAACTAAACAATCAAGCAAGATATGTCAAAGACGATATCATTGGTTTAGTTGATGTTACTGACAATGAAAGATTTTACAAAGTATTACGTTCAGAATTAGATACTGTATTTTGTACTGAAAATGGAAAAACAACAGATGTAGATCCTGCAACAGGATTTGTTACTAACTTTACTTCTGTTAGAGTTGCAGACCTAGAAGCGGCAAATACAAAACTTATAAACAGTGAAATAAAAGTAGGTGAAACTATTTGGGTTGACGATGATAGTTCTAGCAAATGGGTAGTAATTAAAAACAATCCTGTACATAGCCAACACCAAGTTATTTCTAATGTAGAAACAAGTGATATTACCACAAACTTTGGTAAAGTAATTGCTTGTGATGAAAGAAACTCAACACTAGTTGTAGGTGCAAGTGAATCCAACAAGGTTTACATATACAATAGAACAAACGATGGCGGACAATATATACACGCACAAACATTAGACGCACCAACAGGTATTTACACAGGTGACGGTAAGTTTGGTACAGGACTTGCGTTATCAAGAGATAGCAAATGGTTAGTGGTAGGTGCACCGCAGGCAAGTAACGTTAAAACAAAATTTGCAGGAAGCTTCACAGGTGCTCAGTCTTATGTTAAGAACGACATTGTAAACTATCAGGAAAACTTCTGGGAAGCACAATTTCCTATTGCACAGGCACAAGGTACATTAACATTTAACAGTTTTTATGATACTGCCACAGTAGCAGAAGCTTCATGGAACGGGTCAAACTATCCAGAAGTTGTTTATGCTGTAAGGGGTAATTATCACTTTAATGTTCCAACGGATCATATGTTAATTAGAGCTCCGTTGTCTCAATACGAAGCAACAGCGGCTGGCGACACTATTGTATTAAACTGGGATCAATATTCACAAAATTATCCAGCGGGTATTTTACCTTTTGGTAGCAACGGCCCGGGCGTAGCACAATTCGAAGGAAGTAAAACTATTGCAAGTAAAGTAGATGCAATACTATACTTTGATAATATGTTAAGAACACCTAACGTTGGTGATACTATTAGTACAACAACTGCAATAGGTACAGTTGATTACATCCATGTTGAAAACGTAAACCAAGCAACTATCTATATCAAAGATATGAACGGTGAGTTCACTGATAGTGGTAGTGCAACACTTGGTACGCAAAACATGGGAACTTATGTTGCATTGAATCCTTTAAATTCTGGAGCAACGTTTGGCGGCTGGTGGAAAGTAACTGGCTTAACAAGTTTTACAAGTTCAGTTAAGAGTGTAACAACTCCACAGTTTGTAGTACAGGATATTATTACACAATCAGAAAGTAAATCACCTGAAGTATACTATAACACAATGGACGATGTGTATGCGTTGAATCAAGTTAGTGATCCAACCAAGGGCGGTAAGTTAGGACATTTAAGTTTCTACAACAAACAAGGTATGCCAGACCTAAGTCCATACTGGTTCTTTAGAGCAAACAAGGCTTGGACAGATACACTAAACACAGGCGATACATTTAAGATGTATGTCAATAAGGTTAGAAATAGTTTGAATACTGTATTTGATCCTGCAACACTAGGAATAAACACAAACTACATTAACCAAGCACTAGGACACGAAGTTTATGATCTATGGGACGGTTATGTAGATGTTACATTTACAAACTTTGATAACCAAGGTAATGCTTTTATTCCTCAGATAGGACAAACGATTATTGATCAAAATACAAACGCAACTGGTGAAGTTGTTTATGTACAAGAACAATTATTGGATTGTAGAGTATACGTTAAAAATAGAAGCGGTACATTTAGCTTTGGTAATTTACACTCCGCAACAAGCACCATTGCAATTAAAGATGGAGTAAGTGCAGGCATTGACAGACTATCAGGTAGATTAGACAATATGGATATGTCTAGTTCGTTAACTGGTAAGTTAGTAGTTGTAAGATTTACAGACTCAACACAATTACCTGTAACAACACCTACATTTAGAAATGAAGTTGAAATACAAGTTTATAACGATAGGACCGTAAATGGTGTAGCAAGAACACCTAACTATCCTAATCCACTTAACAAGGATTGGAAACAAGTTTCAGCACTTAAAACAGACAGTACTGGTTCAGCAAGTTCATTTACAAACGAAGGTGTATATTTTGTTTATGAAAAAATGGGTACAGGACTTTATAGTTACCAGCATGGTTACACAAATCCTCAAAGAGCAAGTAACCGTAATCTAGGTACTCAGATAGAATTATGTAAGTCAAATACAATAACAGATTTTTATAGATTATATGTAAGTGCTCCAGGAAACTTAGATGTTAGCAACAGTGGTAGAATACACTTTGTTAATCACGGTACAGATGCAGACGGTACAGTTTACGAATGGGGTAGAAGTAAGAATCTATTCTTTAGAGGCGAGTATGATGTCGCACAAACTTATTACACAGACGATATAGTTTTATATCAAGGAAGTTTCTATCAAGCAAAAACTAATTTAACACCAGGTGCGTTTGTTTTAACGTATTGGACATTGTTAGCAAACAACATTGACTACATTGGTTATGTTCCTAATGATACAGGATTAAGTGTAAGTGATGATAGCACATTTGATAAAGGCAACTTAATACAGTATGCACACCCATTCTCAATTAGCAAATACGGAGATGTACTTGCAACTGTGGCAGACTTTAACAACAGTGATCCTAAGATTATAATTTACAGAATTAACAACGGCCACTATGAATTTTCACAGATGCTTCCTGCTCCGACAGTTGGAATAAAATATGGAAGTGCAATTAGTCTAAACGACACAGGAGATATGTTAGCCGTAGGTGCACCAGAAGACGATACACGTTCAGACAATAACGGTAAGGTATTTGTATACACTAGTGTAGGCGGTGTGTTTAGTCAAACACAAACTTTATACAGTCCTGAAAATGATGTAGCTGAAAGATTTGGAGCCGCGATAGACTTTGAAGGCAATGATTTAATTGTAAGTTCTAAAGGCGGAGACCTTGTAACAAGCACAACGTTTGATGTGTTGTCAACTACATTTGATAATAACTTAACACAATTTGAAAGTGTAAACACAGATAGCGGACAAGTGTTTATGTATCAGAAGGTACAAAACAAATTATTATACGCAGAGAAGTTTAATTACAAAAATGCTTCAGTAGAAAGATTTGGCGAATACTTATTGTTTAATGAGAATCACGTTTACGTTCCGATGCCAGAGCTTTCAGTTAGAGATATGGAAGATTCATCTACTTGGAACAACTACATAGGTACGTTACTAGATTACAAGAGAGATAGAGAAGCTCTACCTTGGCAAACTTTGCACACACCAACTGACCAAGTTGACTTAACTAAATTTAAAGGCGTATTCATTTACACAATGGGACCTAATCCTATTGCACAAAAAATAGATTACATTGATCCTATACAAGGAAAAATTGCCGGAGCGGCTGAGGAAGAATTAACTTTCAAAACACATTATGATCCAGCAGTTTATACTAACGGAACTAACACACCTAATACTGTAATTGATCCAGAAAATTATTGGAATAATGCAAACGTAGGCAGACTATGGTGGGATATTAGCACAGCTAAATTTGTAAACCCATACCAAGGAAACATAATTTACAATACAGCTAACTGGAATAAATTATTTACTGGAGCAAGTATTGATGTTTATGAATGGGTTGAATCTACACTTACTCCAACACAATGGAACGAAACAGCAGACACAGAAGAAGGTCTTGTAAAAGGTATAAGTGGTACAGCTAAAGATGTAAACACCTTTGTACAAGTACAAGTTTACAATGAAATATCAAAAGGATTTAGTAACAAATATTACTATTGGGTTAAGAATACAAAAGTTATTCCAGACTTAGAGTGGAGAAAAACTTCTGCTTATGACGTAGCACAATTAATTACGGATCCAATGGCAATGGGACAAAAATTTGTTGCACTTTACAGCAACAATAAATTTGGTTTATACAACTGTGAATCACTTGTAAGTGGACCAGACAATGCAATCAACTTCCGTTATTGGACTATTGATAATAAAGAAATTAACATACACAATCAGTATCAGTTAATGTCAGAAGGTTTAGGTACAAGTAAACCAAATGCAGATATTGAACGTAAATGGTATGACAGTTTAATTGGTGTTGATACAAACGAAAGACCGGTGCCAGACACTATCTTAAGTGAAAAACAAAAATATGGTATACTAGACAGACCAAGACAAGGTATGTTTAAAAATAGAGTTGAAGCACTTAAACAAGTTGTTGAAAGAGCTAACACTACATTAAAAGCAAACCTAATTGTTGACGAATTAAATCTAAGTGCTTTCTTAAGCAAAGATCCTACACCAACATTGTTAAGCAAACAGTTTGACAAGTCAGTTACAACAAATGCAGAACTACAGTTTGTTGGAGTATCAAATGTTATTCCAGCAGTACTAACACCTGTGTTTGTAAACGGCAAACTTGAAAGAGTTGATATTGCAAATGGTGGTAAAGGTTACGTTACAGTTCCAACATACGAGTTTGGATTAGTAGGTAACGGTAGCGGTGCAGAAATTACAATTACAATGAATACAGCAGGTACCATTACAAATGTTGCTGTTAAGAATGCAGGTTCAGGATATCCTAGCACAACAACATTGTCAGTAAGAAAATATAGTGTACTTGTTGCTGTTGATGAAACAGTTAGTAACAAGTGGGCAATATATGCCTACAACAACACAACTAAATTATGGGAAAGAACATCAAGTTCAAGTTACGACACAACTAAATGGTGGAGTTACACAGACTGGTATGACATAGGTTACAGCGAATTTACAGATATTAATTTCCTAGTTGATTATTCATATGAATTAGAAAGTTTAACTGACACAGTTGGTGATATTGTAAAAATTAGTACAATAGGATCAGGTGGTTGGTTACTGTTAGAAAAGATCAGCGATATCGGTACAGACTACACAACAAAATATAAAACTGTTGGTAGACAGAACGGAACAATAGCTTTATCAAGAGCATTATACGATCCAGCAAGTAGTAATATTGGTTACGACGGATTAAGTTATGATACTTCATTCTATGACGATCAACCAACACTAGAGTTAAGAAAAATCTTAACAGCATTAAGAGATGATATCTTTATAAATGATCTTGCTGTACACTATAACGAACTGTTCTTTGCAAGTTTAAGATATGCGTTTAGCGAACAACCAATGGTTGATTGGGCATTTAAAACTTCATTCTTGAAAGCTAAACATAACGCAGGTGATTTAACACAGAAAATTACTTTCCAAAATGATAGCTTACCTAGTTATGAAGATTTTGTTGAAGAAGCTAAACCATACAAAACAAAAATTAGAGAATACATTAGTTCTTACACAAAAACAGATCCAACTGCAACAGGTGTAACGGACTTTGATATACCACCAGCTTACAGCATTGATGATGGTAAGATTGTTCCTTCAAGTTTAAAAGTTAAAGATGATTTAATATATGGACAAGATGCAAACATAGTTGATTACCCTAACAAGTATTGGGCTGAAAATGTTGGCTTTGAAGTATTAACGGTAAACATCAAGAATGGCGGAACAGGTTATTTAGATGTACCAGTAATTAAATTTACAGGCGGCGGCGGATCAGGTGCAACTGCAACAGCAACACTTGGTACAGGCGGAGCAATAAAATATATTACAGTTACAAATCCAGGAAGTGGATATCTAAGTGCTCCTACAGTTAGCATTAATGGAACACAGTCAACAGGTTCGGTTGCGGCAGTTGTTTCAGCACAGTTAGGTAACAGCAAGGTTAGAGCATTACATCACGTATCTAAGTTTGATAGAGTAACAGGAACGTTCTTAATTACTACACTATCGCAGACAGAAAACTTTACAGGTACAGGAAGTAAAACAACATTTAACCTAACATGGCCAATGGATTTAAGAAAGACTCAAATAGAAGTTACTGTAGATGGTGTTGAATCATTACAAAGTGAATACACATACAGCAACGTTGAATACTCAGATAAGTCCTATGTTAGAACCAAAGGACAAATCATGTTTGCTGAACCTCCGGCAAATAATGCTGTGATTGTTGTTAAGTATTCTAAAGAAATTACTATGCTACAAGCACAGGATAGAATTAACTTGTTCTATACTCCATCAACAGGTATGTTAGGAAATGACGTATCGCAGTTAATGGACGGTATTGATTACGGAGGAATTGAAGTTAAGAGTTTCACGTTTGGAGCAGGTACAGGTTGGGCTAGTGATCCTTACTACACAACAACTTGGGACACTTATGATAACACATACGAAGATGAAGTTTTTGTATTAGACGGAAGTACAAATGTATTTGCACTTGCTAAACCATTAGCGAATGGCGTAGTATATAACGTATACAAAAATGGTATTAGAGTAGATGATCCGCAATACGATGGTTCAACAGTTCCTACAAATGTAAATGCTGTAATGCAAAGTATTACAGGAACAGGACAAACTACAGTACAGTTAGACGAAGAAAAAATTCCAACAGTAGCAAATGATGTTATTGTAATTAGAAAAGCATCAAGTGACGGTTCGTTTATTCCAGATCCAGATGGATATGATACATTAGTACAAGGTGGTGACCTAGCTTATGCTACTGCCAAAGGTATTAGTGCAGAAGAAATTGTTATTGACGGTGACGGATTTGTTACTCCACTAACTTCAAAAGGACCTGAAGAGCTTGTTCCAGGACAAGTTTTAGATACACTAGATATTAAGGTTTATGAAAGAACTGGAGACGGTTCAAGTGTGTTACATAGTTACAACTATTTAGGTGACGGAACTAATAAAGACTTTGATATTAATTACGTACCATTAAGTCAAAAGGACGTTTGGGTAAAAGTACATGGCACTATTTTATCACACTCAGAGTTTACAGTTGACTATCAAAACAAAAAACTTAAATTAACAACTGCACCAGGTGACAAACAACAGGTACACATTATTACAATGAGTAACAATGGTGAGAAAATACTTGATGTTGATCAGTTTATAGGTGACGGTTCAACTGCACAGTTTGTTACAAGCATTCCATTTAAATCAACATTAAGTTTCTTCTTAACAGTTGACGGTGTAACAACAAACGTTGACATGGCAGAAACAGATGGCACTTATGCACAAAAAGGAATGTGTGTGTTTAAACTAGGTACTGCACCTCTTAACAGTACTGTAATACAATATGCAATATTTGATAGTGCAAGTAAATCATTCTCACAGATTGCAACAGATACATTTACAGGTGACGGAACAAACAAAGAATTTGCTCTTGCACAAACTCCACTAAATCAAAAACCATTAGAACATAATGTAATTGTTAAAGTTGGAAACAAAGTATTAAATGCAGGATACAATCAACAGTTTAAAGTAACAACAGGAGTAAGAGAATATCAATTAAGAGATTATCAAATTACTCAAGCTGGTGTTGGTGCAAACCAAGTTAGAGTTTTCTTAAACGGAACAGAACTTACACTTTCAACTGCTTGGAACTGGAATACGTTTAATGCTTCAGTAGAACTGTTCTCTGACATAGGTGTTGACGGTGATGTATTAGATGTTTATGTAATTGACGGTGGCGAATACGCATTTGGTTTCTTAGACGGTAACGGCTTATGGGTTGAAACTCCAGGTAAAGTTTATCTTGATACTGCTCCTGCAAACAATGAAAGTGTAACTGTATATCAGTTAACAAATCATGATGTAAGACAAATTGAAAGAGAAAACTTAGACATAGTTACACGTAACCCAATTACAGTTGGTACAGATAATTACACAGAATATCATCAACTTACAAACGGTATCATCAAGTTGCGTAAAGCGGCCATCGATGCTGAATATGTTTGGTTAGTAGTAAATGGCGCCTTGTTAACTCCAAGTGTTGATTATTACTTACAAGATGATAAACAAACTATTAGAGTTGTAGTAGATCTTAATGCAAATGATGTAATTGAGTTGATACACTTCTCAAACAGCACAATAGTTGGCAAGTTTGGATTTAGACAGTTTAAAGATATGCTTAATAGAACACACTTCAAACGTTTGGGTGATGATGTTGAATACACACTAGCACAGAACTTAAACTGGTATGATACTAAAATATTTGTAACTAACGCAGACGGATTACCACAGCCAAACAGAGATAAAGGTATTCCAGGCATCATATTCATTGGCGGAGAACGTATTGAATACTATCTAAAAGAAGAAGGTGCTATTAGACAGTTACGCAGAGGTACACTAGGTACAGGTATTAAAACACTACACACAGCTGGAGCACAGGTGCTAGATCAGAGTGTGTACCAGACTGTACCGTATAAAGATGAGATGAGAACACAGACATTTACAGCAGATGGCTCAACTAGAGCTGTAACTGTAGACTTTATACCAAACAACGTAAACGAATTTGAGATTTTTGTAGGTGGACGTAGATTACGCAAGAATGCGATAAGTTCCTTCAATCCAAGCAATGATTTGGACAGTCCAGAGGGAGATATTACACTACCAGCAGAATTTAGTGTTGATGGAGTCAATCCAGTAGTAACACTAACAGACACACCAGCGATTAACACCAAGATAATGGTGGTTAGACGCATAGGTAAAAAATGGACTGATAACGGAACTCCACTAAGATTGCAAGAAAATAACATCGGAAGGTTCTTAAGAAACAAAGAGGTGGCGTTACCTAAATAAATACACTTGTAGGATATAAACATGACAGACAATTTTAAAGACAATTCAGGAGTTCTTTTGCAAGGACACATAAAGATACATAACCCAGAAAGCGGTGAAATCTTTGTGGATAAGCGAAATGCTATCCACTATGAGAATATGAGTATTTCACTAGCAGAAAGTTTAGCTAACCAAGGGCAAGGAATGATATATTCCATGAACTTTGGTAATGGTGGAACATCAGTTGATCCAACTGGTATTATTACATACCTTTCACCAAATAGCACAGGAACAAATGCTAGTTTGTACAACCAAACATACACTAAAGTAATTGATGACAATTCAATCAACAACACAGATCCTACAAGAAATAAGATTGAAACTCGTCATGTTAGTGGTACAAATTACACAGATATTATTGCAACTTGTTTACTAGACTACGGTGAACCTTCAGGACAAGATGCATTGGATAACGCAACAAGTTCAGACAGCTTATATGTATTTGATGAGCTAGGACTAGTAAGTTATGCAACAAGTGGTACAGGTAGATTATTAACACACGTAATATTCCACCCAGTACAAAAAAGTTTAAACAGACTAATCCAGATTGATTATACAGTTAGAGTACAATCATTAACTGGTTTTAACGAGGCGTAATAGATGGCATATACAGTTAACCATACAGACGTTGCTAACAAGGGTAGCATAACGGTTGAAGATAATACAATCAACCAACAGACGTCGTTGTCACTGCCAGGCAGAAATACAACTGCTTATGGTACTGCTATTGCTGAAAACTTTTTACACCTATTAGAAAATTTTGCAAACACAACTGCACCAAACAATCCTACAGAAGGACAGTTATGGTATGATAATACAGCAGGTGTTGATCAATTAAAATTATATGATGGTACTACTTGGATTAGTGCATCAGGATTAAAGAAAGCTACAACGGCACCAGGTGCGGCACAATCAGTTACAGGCGACCTTTGGGTTGATACTGATAACCAACAACTATACTTGTACACAGGTTCAGGTTGGGTATTAGTAGGTCCAACATTTAGTGATGGACTGTCAACAGGTGTTAAGCCTGAATCAATAGTTGGAACAAACAATGTAAGTTATACTTGTTTGGTTATAGAAATTAGTGCCAAGACATTAGCAATTTATTCAACAGCGGCATTTACACCTAAGACAACCATTGCAGGATTTACAACAATCAATCCTGGCTTTAATTTAAGTTCAGCAGATATTACAGGTGCAGGTGCAGGAAAATATTACGGAACTGCGGAAAAGGCAGAAGCATTAGTTATTAATAACGAAAGCATACCTGCAACAAACTTTATGCGTAACGACAGTACTTCACAAAGTTTATATCCGATAACAGTTAAAAACAATGGTGGTATTACAGTTGGTGCTTCAAGTTTCTTTACAATGGGAGTTGAAGGACAAGCGGGTATTATTAGTCACCAAACTTCAGGATCAAACATTGACGTAAGAGTAAACAACAACGGTTCAGCAACGACTGTAATGAGAATTGACTCAACTGCTAAAGTTGGTATTAATAATTTAAGTCCGGATCAAGCATTAGACGTTACAGGAAACATACAACTTTCAAACTCATTATTGGTTGACGGTACTACAGATGCTTCTACTATATCAACAGGAAGTATTATTACTAAAGGTGGTGTTGGTATTGCTAAGAAACTATTTGTTGGCAGTGATACAAACCTTTCAGGACTTACAACTACAGCAAACATTGTACCAAACGCAAATACATCACGTAACTTAGGTACAGCTAACGAACAATGGTTAAACGTTTATGCACAGAACCTTATAGGTAACTTAACAGGTAACGTTACAGGAACAGTTTCAGGACGTTCTGGATCAACAGACAAACTTGCAAGTTCAACAACATTCCAAATGAATGGTGATGTAACTGCACCGTCATTTACATTTGACGGACAAGATGCAAGTAGCAAAACATTTACAACAACGATTTCAAATACATTTGTTGCTAATAAAACAGAAGTTTCTAGTTCATTATCAACAGACGAAATATTATTAAACAGAGTAACAGGCGATACTGGTGTTTATAAAGTTTCAAGAACTAATTTGTTTAAAGCAATTCCTACATTACCGATTGGAATGATATCACCATTTGGTGGCGATACTGCTCCAGTTGATTGGGTATTATGTTACGGACAAGAAGTAACTATTGCAACATATCAAAACTTGTTTAACGTGATTGGCTACAACTTTAAAGATCAATCATTGGTGGCGGCAGGTAAATTTGCACTACCTGACTTAAGAGGTAGATTCCCACTAGGTAAAGATAACATGGGTGGCGGATCAGCAAACGTTGTAACATCAGCGGCGGCCGACACAATGGGAAGTGTTGAAGGACAACAGAACCAAACTATTGCAATTAATAATTTACCAGAACACGAACACGATTTAAGAGGACCAAGTGGAGATCAGTACTATACTTTAAGAGATGTAACAGGTACTCCAAACGATGCACAGGGTATTCAATACGATGCTCCGACAGGCACAGGTGCAGGTCAGGCATATCCTACTTCAGGTGGTGTGTTAACAAACAACGCATTGGGAACAGCTATAGATGTTATGAACCCATACATGACTGTTAACTATATTATCTATGCCGGGGAGAATACAGCGATATGAGTTATAAACTAAACAAAACTGACGGCACGTTACTCGTAGATCTAGTTGATGGACAATTAGATACTACAACGTCAAGCATTGGTCTTATTGGAAAAAACTATTCAGGATTTGGTGAAACACTAAACGAAAATCAAATCAAGATGTTAGAAAACTTTGCTTCTACATCAGCACCAACAGTTCCGTTAATTGGACAGTTATGGTATGATAAAACACAAGGTAGAATAAAAGTTTATGACGGAACATCATTTAGAGAAAGTGGCGGACCTATTGTTGCTACGGCACAACCGGCAACACTTGTAAGTGGTGACCTTTGGTTAGACAGTTTAAAGAATCAATTATATTTTTATGATGGTACAGACTTAGAATTAGCTGGACCTATATACTCTGCACAACAAGGCAAGACAGGGTTTGAAACATTTACAGCATTAGATACACAAAACAACAGCAAGGTGGTTGCAAAATTATTCATAGGCGGAGCACTTAACGGTGTATGGTCAAATGAAGAATTTACTCCAGCAGTAGGTTATACTATTGCAGGATTGACTGGAACAATCAAAAAAGGATTTACTCCAATTGATGCATCATCAACGGGAACTGTTTTCAGAGGCGTATCAAATGCCGCACTAAACTTAATTAACGCCGCAGGTGTTGAAAAGAGTGCATCACAGTTTTTACCAGCTGACTCAAACGGTACCACAACAGGTGCATTAACAGTTAGTAACAGTGGCGGGGTTACAATAGGACCTGCACAAAACAATATTATGAAAATTATTGGTACTTCATTTGTAACTGAAAACCAATTATCCAATCATGACTGGAAAGTTAGAGTTAGACAACCAACTGGATACCTTGATGCTATCGTAGTTGATACATCAGAATCACACGTAGGATTGTTTAAAACTTCTCCACAGTACACTTTACACGTGGGCGGAGATGCTAAAATTGATGGCGACTTAATTATTGGTGGTACAAGTTTAGCAGTAGAAACAACAGTTTTAAGAGTTGAAGACAAGAACATTGAACTTGCTATACAATCAGATAGTTCAACAGGTAACAATGCCGCGGTAGACGGTGGTGGTATTATTCTTAAATCTTCAGACTTAGATAAAGAATTTTTATGGCGTAATACTGAACAGGCTTGGACATCAAGTGAAAACATTGACTTGGCAGTAACTAAAGGTTACAAGGTTAATGGAAACGAAGTATTAAACGAAACAGCATTAGGATCAACTGTAACATCAGCATTAGGCTTGACACAGGTAGGTACATTATCTACACTATCAGTTGACAACGTAACAATTAATAACTATGCAATATCTACATCAGGTAGCGGTTTGCAAATAACAAGTGATGGTTCAATTACTATTACTAATAACCAAAAAATTACAGGATTAGCTGAACCTACAACTAATACTGATGCCGCAACTAAATTTTATGTAGATGATTCACTAGATAATGAGCCAGTTATTGTACCATTGGATATTACAGGGTTAAGTAATGCCAATATTGCTACAATTATTGAGGACATTTATCCGGCGGCAACTAAAAAGACAGGATCATATGCGTATGTTCCAACAAGCACATTAACTGGAGCAACAGTTAGTGGAATTGATGTAAACACGGTTGCAAGTAAATCATTCATTGCTGTAGACTCAAATGGTGTACAGAATGAAAGTGTTTTACAGGATATTGCGTTTAGTAATGCTTCAGGTACTGTTAATGCATCAGTGGCTAGAGGCTTAAAAAGATTCAAGGTTCAAGCTGGATCTTGGGTGTTTGACACTGATCTAGGTAGCAGTGGCGGACTATGGTAAAAGATAAATAACATTATAGGGGTTTATAACAATGGCATATACTATAGATAGATACAGTGGCGTTACTTTGACAACAGTCGAAGACGGAACTGTTGACCAAACTACCGATATTAAGTTAGTAGGTAAAAACTACGCTGGATACGGTGAAATACAAAACGAGAATTTTTTACATCTGCTAGAAAACTTTAGCGGAACTTCACAACCACCTAAAGCGATTTCAGGACAAGTTTGGTTTGATGCTACAGCATCTAAACTTAAATTTTATGATGGTTCTAAGTTTAGAACAACAGGTGGAGCAGAAGTAAGTGCAACACAACCGGCTGGTTTAGCTACTGGTGATTTATGGTGGGATAGCACAAACGAACAATTATACGCATACAACGGAACTGGTTACGTATTAGTTGGACCACAAGGTTCAGGTACTAGTGTAACACAGATGAAAACTGTAACTATAAGAGATACAACAAGCACAAATAGACTAGTCATTCAAGCCATTGTTAACGACGAAGTCATTTATATGATTAGTGCAGTTTCATTTACTATTGATAGTACAGATCCAACTAACGCAGTTACAGGATTTGACGTTGTTAAAAAAGGAATAACCCTAAGAAATACACAAAACGCAACAGGCGGTGTTACAAGTACTACAGATTACTACTGGGGTACAGCAAGTAACTCATTAAAACTTGGTGGATATACTGCTTCAGATTTTGCATTAGCAGGATCAGGATCATTTACTTCACTTGTTAACTTTGCAGATGCTGGTATTTCAATTGGTGATTCCAACGATCTTAAAATTTACGTTGAAAATGATAACGAAGGTGTTATACAAAACGACGTAGGTACAGTAATTAAAATTAAAGTTGATGATTCAGTAGGAACAGTTGCACAACCGTTAGCGATTGAATCAACTGGTATGCACCCAGGTGCAGATAATACCTATAACATAGGTAAGTCTGGTAATAAATTTGCAACAGTTTACGCAACTTCATTTGCAGGACTGGCAACACAGGCTTCAACATTAGCAGTTGGATCAAATTACCGTTCAGGATCAACAGCGGCAACTAATGATACAGTAGCAGTTAGAGATGGTTCAGGTAACTTGGTAGCAAACTTATTTACAGGTACAGCTACACAGGCACAATACGCTGACTTGGCAGAGAAATACACAACTAAAGAAGAGTATCCAGTAGGTACTATTATGACAGTAGTCAAAGCTGATCAAGAAGAAAGCATTGATGCTGAGATGGAGGCTTGCGGTGAAGGTGAAATACCATGCGGAGTTATATCTGAGAAACCAGCTTACTTGATGAATGCAGAAGCAGACGGTCAAGCAGTTGCACTTAAAGGTAGAGTGCCAGTTAGAGTTGAAGGACTTATTGTTAAAGGTGAGCCTATTTACACAGCAATGGACGGAATAGGTAATCAAGATAATAGACACGGTACAATGATTGGTATTGCACTAGAAAATGATGACAAAGACGGCGAAAAACTAGTAGAAGTATTTTTAAAGGTATAAATTAAATGGCAATCGGCGATATTATTACAGCGGCAAGGTATAACAACTTGCAATCAAGAGTAGCAACTATTATGGGAACAGGTTCCGGCGATGACGGATACGGACAGTCGCTGAATTCAAGCCAAGTAGGTGCATCAGATGTAATCAATGCAACTCATATGTCAACACTTTACACAGATATTGCTAATGGTAGAGTACACCAAACAGGTACAGCACCAAGTCAAATAGCAGTTATCAGTTCAACAGATACTATTTTAGACAGCGACACTATTAATAAGAAGGGTGTTGCACAGTTTGAAAATTTAACAACTACCTTAGAGAACGAAAAGTTTCAAATACACGCCTCTCAGGCAACAGCAGAAGCAACAACTTCCGCAACTTATACATCAAACTGGAATGGTACATTAATACATTTACTAAACGTAACGTTTAGCACATCTGATCATAGAAGACAGTTTTTTAATGCAGGTGGAGAAATCCGTTTTGCAAGTAACATTACATACTTAGGCTCTAGTGCAAAAACTATTGACTGGATGGGTATGCTTGTTAACATGGGAACTATTAAGATGGGGTACACATCAACTAGCTCAACAGGATCAGGATCAGGTTCAACAGTAGGATTTCATGATCTTACAACAGCTTTCCAGACATTGTTTACTAAATCAGGTACTGGTTTATATGCGGCCAACAACTATACATTAAAAGCTAAATTGGTTGGTACTACTCAAGTCCAATTCCAAGCAGAATGGAATGACGCAAACACTGGTAATCCAAACTACGATGAAGATGTACTAGGTACTTTAAACAGCACAATTACTCAATTACGTCCTACAGGGACATACGTTGAGCTTCCTACACCAACACACAGCACAGACGCTGGTTCAAACTTAACATAGTCCACTAAAAATTTATCTAAATAGTAGTACAACTACGGATTACTATTATGGATGAAAGATTAAAAAAAGCCTTAGACTTTTCTAATTATATGGTGACTCTTAATAACCAAAAAAGAGTGTTAAAAGAGAAGTTTCTTGAAAGCAGAATTTACTATTTTAATGGTGGACAATTTTCTGTTACACAAGAACTATTGACTTTTGTAAAAATTCTGTGTGATAACGATGACTCAAACGTTGTTATTGTAGACGATAATGACACTCCAATAAGAATAGAACAGCTTCATGAATTCTACGATAATATTAGTGACGTTTATTTTACATCTACTAACGAATACGAAACAGAATACCAAAAGCTAAGAGCTAAACGCAAGGTTTCGGGATTAGTAGATTATGACAAAGAAGACTAAAGGTGCATTAATCTTTGCACGTAACAATGCACAGATTGATTACATAAAACAAGCTCACTATTCAGCTAAAAGAATAAGAAAATATTTAGATATACCAACTAGCATAGTTACGGATAGTGTAGATTACCTAAAGGAAACGTACAAGGACTATGAAGAAGTTTTTGATAAAGTCATTGAAGTTCCTTTCACAAACAATTCGACTACTAAAAGATATTTTGATGGGTCGGGAGTAGCAAAGCACTTACAATTTAAGAATGACCTACGCACACAGTCATATGAACTAACACCATATGACGAAACAATACTACTAGACAGTGATTATATTATAGCAAATAGCTTATTTAAAAATTGCTTTGAACAAGATCACAATTTTCTAATATTTAAAAATGCAAAAGACCTAACAGCCTGGAGAGATACTGCTGAGTTTGAAAAGATTAGTGATAGTAGCATAGACTTTTATTGGGCTACTGTTATATTCTTTAGAAAGTCAGAAGAGAACAAGGTATTCTTTGAACTAACAAAGCACATACAAGAAAACTGGGACCACTATAACAGCATCTTTCAAGTAAACAGAGGTCTTTTCCGTAACGACCATGTGTTTAGTGTAGCAATACACATAATGAATGGTTACCAAGAAGGAGACTTTGCACATAAGTTACCAGGTACAAAGTATTACACAGCAGATAGAGATATTTTGTGGGAACTTGACCAGGATAATTTTTTATTCTTACTAGAAAAAGAGAATCACCTAGGAGAATATACACCATTGCGTATCAAAGGCAGTAACATTCACGTTATGAACAAGTTTAGCCTTAACAGAATTATAGATAGAGGAGTAGTGTAATGAGAATAATTGCAGGTCCTTGTCAACATGAAACACTTACTGACAGTTTGATGATTGCAAAAGAATGTAAACGTGTATGTGATAAACACGAGATAGAATATTACTTCAAAGCAAGTTTTGACAAAGCAAATAGGACTTCAGCTGATGGTACAAGGGGTGTTGGCCTTGCAACTACCATGGAAGACTTTATAGTTCTTAAAAATGACCTTGGTATAAAAACTTTAACTGACGTGCATACCCAAAACGAAGTATTAAAAATTGCGGCATACTACAACGAAGCTGTAGACGTTTTACAAATACCTGCTTTCTTGTGTAGGCAAACAGATTTAATCAAGGCGGCTTGTAAAACAGGAAAGATTGTTAACATCAAGAAAGGACAATTCCTAGCACCATGGGATGTCAAGGGCATATTAAGTAAAACAAACGGTGCAAACGAAGTATGGATAACTGAAAGAGGAACTAGTTTTGGTTATAATACATTAGTGTCTGACTTTACAGGACTACAATATATGTTAGATAATTTTGATGTACCAATAGTATATGATGTTACGCACTCTGTTCAAAAGCCAGGAGGCAAAGGAGACAGTAGTGGGGGTAACAGAGCATACGTTCCAGGTTTATCAAGAGCCGGAGCGGCATTAGGAATAGATAGTTTCTTTATGGAGGTTCATAATGATCCAGACAATGCACCTAGTGACGGACCTAACATGGTTAGGATTGAAGACTTTGAAAAAATTATAGGCGACATTGTAAAAATAAGAGGAGTACTGTAATGGAATTCATTTGGCATATACTACTTACTGTATGTTTAGGTAGTGATTGCAAAACACAAGACGTACAGTGGTTCAAAGATGAAAAAGAATGTAATACAATGCTTATATTATACAAAGAAATACCACCAGATGGTGAATGGGACACAATAGAATATGTGTGTAAACCAGTAGGGAGCAAAAGTGCCTAGTAAAGGATTCGTATTAATAGCACAAAACAGCGAATACGATTACGTACAGCAGGCGTGTGTGTTAGCTATGAGTATTAAAGCTACTAATGACGCCAACATTTGTTTAATAACCAACGATAAAGTGCCATCTAGGTATGAAAAATTGTTTGATGTTATCAAACCCATACCTTGGTTAGATGATGCAAAGGACAATGATTGGAAGGTAGACAACCGTTGGAAGTTATACCATGCAAGTCCTTATGATAGAACTATTGTGTTGGATACCGATATGTTAGTATTGCAGAACATAGACACATGGTGGAAGTTTTTAGAAAACTATGAAGTGTTCTATACCTCAAATGTTTATACATATAGAGGTGAAAAGGTAATAGACAACCATTATAGAAAAACATACAAAGCAAATAACCTTCCTAATGTATATGCAGGATTCCATTACTTTAAAAAATGTAATTTTGCAAAAGAATTTTATACGTTGCTAGAAATTGTAATGAATAACTGGCAGATGTTTTACGGAAAGTATGCAAAGGAACAATATCAAAAGTTTTTAAGTGTGGATACAAGCACAGCTATAGTAACAAAGATACTAGACTGTGAAGATAAGATTACAAATAAACGTGTTAAGTTTCCTACGTTTACACACATGAAGCCACACATACAAGGTTGGAGAAACGGTAGTGCTACTTGGCGTAGCAGAGTAGGATCATATCTTACAGATGACCTAACACTAAAGATAGGTAATCATTTACAATCAGGAATCTTTCATTACACAGAAAAAGAGTTCTTAACCGAAGAGAAAATTAAAAAATATGAAAACTATATTACAAAGAACTATTAAAGATAAGGAAACAAACTTATACCCTGTGTGGTTAATGCGTCAGGCTGGAAGATATATGCCTGAGTACATGGCAATCAAAGAAGCTAGTAACGGATTCTTGGATATGGCACTTACACCAAGCAAGGCAACAGAGATAACAATGCAACCTATCAAAGCATTTGATATGGATGCGGCAATAATTTTTTCTGACATACTTGTTATTCCTTATGCACTCGGACAAGAACTAGATTATAATCCTGCACCAAAGCTAGGACCTTATAATGAAGATATGCTAAACACGGATAGGTTTCTTTTTATAGAAAGATGTCAACCTGTGTATGATGCAATCAAACAAACTAGGCAAGAACTAGATAGTAACAAGAGCTTGATAGGATTTGTTGGAGCACCTTATACACTTTGTAAGTATATGTGTGGTAACAAAGATCAAAAAGTTATAGAAGGATTAGTTCCTTACATAATTGAACACCTAGTACACCAAATAGAAGCAGGGTGCGACACAGTACAGATATTTGATAGTTGGGCAGGAGATCTAACAGAACAAGAACTAGATAAACTATGTTATTCTCCAACAGCAAAAATAGTAGAAGCTATAAGAAAGATATACCCTGAAGTTAGCATAATTGCTTTTCCAAGGCTGATAGGTAAAAATATAAATGACTTTGCAAAAATAGTAAATCCTGACTGCATCAATTTAAGTGATGACATACCTGTAGAAGAAGTATCTACTAACGTTGTTTTACAAGGAGGCATACCCATTAGTGAATTACTTGCTGATGCTAATCCTACATCAATGTTAGAAAAAATGAAAGACAAACCTTACATAGTTAATCTAGCACACGGAGTTAACAAAGAAACTCCTGTAGAAAATGTTAGAAACTTTGTACAAACTGTAAAGGACTTTAGATGCAACTAGGTATTACAGTAGTCAATGAACGTTATGCAGTATTTGATCCTACAACAGGAGAACTACTGTCATTGCCAAACATCAAACCCACTGAAGGAAGTTTTATTCCTGTAGCAGACGAGGAAGTAAAGGGTATAATCGAAGGCAGAGAAAGTATGCACTTCTATTATGTACACTATATTAAAAGAGCTAATACATACGAACTAAGGCAACGTAGCAATCATGACATAGACAGTTACTTTGTTGACGACTTAATATACGAGCTACCAACAACAGGAAACAATGCGGATATAACAGTTACTAAAAATGTAAAAGATACCTGCTGGAAGATAACAATAGGTGGCGATTTAGAAATGAACATTTTAGCACAAAAAATTAGCTTGACAAATGGACATTTATCATTTAGTATAACCAAGAAAGACGATCCAAACATTCTTTATAAAACACTACAATTTACGTTTGACAAACTTATAGGTGGAAAATACATTGTTTTACCATTTAGCGAACAATTTGAGTTTGACAACAAGCCGATTTCAGTGTATACTATAAAGAAGTTCGACAGTTACAAATATGAGGTTATAGAATGAAGTCAAAAATATTAGCAGAAAACATTGTAAAAGGTTCTGGTGGGCATGGTCTTAAACAGGATCAGCTTGTAAAGATATTTGATAAAATAGATAACTTGGAAGACTTTGCATACACTATGAAAAAGGTGTTAGAGCATGGTGGAAAAGAATATCTTACAACACAATCTTACAAACTAGGTATGCCAAAGTTTGACAAGTTTACAACATGGCATCATATTGATGAGAAGTATGACGCTAGTTGGGGGTTTGATAAAAAAGATGCCGGCTGTTATATGTATGGAATGTTTAAGGATTCAGCTCCCGAAGTAGCAGACATTTTACAACCAGGTGTAATATACATTGGCGAAAGCAGAGCAACAACTAGAAACTGTATGCTAGGTAGACGCACAGATTTTAAAGGTACAGTACGTAACGATAGGTTATCACCATATGGTTGTGGTACTGCATTTAAGGAAAAGATAGGTAAGGAATACATTGATAACGTATATCAAGCATACTTGCCAATGCACAACAGTCTTGTAAAAGAAGCTGAAATGCAGATGCTAATTAACTATTATAGATACTATGGTCGTATTCCTGCTTGTAATCCAGTGAGTGATTTGCGTAGGGTTGAACTAAGGATAAAGAATGAAAATTAATATTGCTGAACAAGATATCATATTCTTAAGTTATGATGAACCTAATGCAGAAAAAAATTATGTTGATCTGTGTAAGAAGGTGCCCTGGGCAAAACGTGTACACGGTGTAGACGGTTCAGATGCGGCACACAAAGTCTGTGCAGAGCAATCAGAAACTAAACACTTTGTTACTGTAGACGGCGACACAATAATTGATCAAAAGTTTTTAGACGTAGTACTTGATCTAGACGAACTAGGTGTAGATGATGACTATCAGTTTAGTTGGTGTGGTAACATTGACATCAACGGATTAAAATACGGCAACGGAAGTCTAAAGATGTGGACTAAAGACTTTGTTAGAAATATGAAAACACACGAAAACACAGACGGGTCAGACGATACACAGATAGAGTTTTGTTACTTTGACAACTACTATCAGCTTAATCAAAACTATTCAACAAGCATTATTAGTTCAACACCACATCAGGCTTGGAGAGCAGGTTTCAGAGAAGGTGTTAAGATGTCACTAAACAGAGGTGCAAAGGTACAGGATCTTGCAAACAATACTTGGTGGCAAAATTATCATAGATTACTTGTTTGGTTAAACGTTGGTGCAGATGTTGACAACGGACTATATGCTATCATGGGTGCTAGAGATGGTTGCCAAAAGATATTAGCAACCGATTGGGATCATTCTGTAACAAGAGATTTTAAATGGCTTAATGAATATTGGAACGAGATTAAAGACTATCCTGTAGAACAAATGATTGCCGAGTATGGCGAAGTATTACAAGAGCAAGGATTACCTATAAGTAAAGTTGCACTAGATGAGGAGCAAAGTAAATTCTTTAAAACTGTTTATGTAAACAGTGATAGAGTACTAGGTAGGTAATGAGCGAACTAGAAAAAATTAAAAAATTAATGCCTGTGATTGAGGAGCAAACATCTCCTACATTCTGCTTGGCCAAATGGCATCACACCACAATATATCTAGCAACAGGTGAAACGCATAGTTGTTATCACCCTGCTCCGCACCCTATACCATTAGAAGAACTAAAAGATAATCCAAGTGCATTACATAACACCATAGAAAAGAAAGACCAACGTAAGAAAATGTTATGTGGCGAAAAGCCAGACGGTTGTAATTACTGTTGGAAGATTGAAGCTATGGGTAAAGACTATGTAAGTGATAGACATATTAAAACAACAAGCATTTATAATGAAGAAAGATTAGCGGAAATAAAACAAAAAGGGGCGGATTTTAATGTAAATCCGGAATACATTGAAATAAGTTTTAGTAATGAATGTAATTTTAAATGCGGATATTGTCACCCTAAAGCATCTAGCAGATACTATAATGAAATAAAACAACACGGACCATACAGTATGTCTACTTCACATAGACAAGATATTGATTGGTTTAAGATTTACAAGAAGGAAGAAGAGAATCCATACGTAGACGCATGGTGGAGATGGTGGCCTGAAGTAAGTAAGACACTAAACATATTGCGTATAACAGGTGGCGAACCTCTAATGCACAAGAGCTTATGGGAATTGTTTGATAAGCTAGAAGCAGATCCAAAACCACACATACAAATAGAAGTCAACAGTAACATGGGTGTTAAGCCCAAGCTAGTAGAAAAGTTAACTTCTACTGTTAAAAGATTAAAAGAAAAGAATTGTATTAAAAGTTTTAAACTGTATACAAGCATTGACACTTGGGGACCTAGGGCCGAATATGCTCGTACAGGACTAGATATAAAGTTATGGGAACAGAACTTAGATCACTATCTAAGTAACACAGGATGGCCTGTAACGTTTATGATTACATTTAATATATTTGGTGTAACTAGTTTTAATTTATTATTAGAAAAAATACTAGAATGGCGACACAAATATAATAGTGATGACAATGCCACACAATGGCAACGTGTTAGATTTGATACTCCGCATTTGAAAGAGCCAATCATATATGACATGAACATATTACCCAAGGAAGAATTTATGCCGTATATGGAAAGTCACTTAAAATATATGCACGACTATCAAGATGATCAAGACAGAACAAAGTTTAGTTCATTAGAAGTAGAAAAATTTAGACGTGTGGTTGACTATATGCGTACAACAAACATTGAACCTGCTAAATTAGATCAAGGACGTAGAGATTTTTATCGTTGGTTTACAGAGTTCGATAAACGTAGAGACTGTAACTTAACTGAAACGTTTCCTGAATTAAAAGGGTTCTATAATGAATGTTCTAAAACCTAAGTACTACAAATACACACCTGGAGCAAATGATCAAGATAGGTTGTTTAAGGATTTACAAGAAGTATTAGTAAATGACAACAATAAAAAGCCTCTGCATATTAATCAAAATGTAAAGAATACAGAGTTCTGGGTCAAACGTGGCAAGAGAGAATGCACACTAGTATTGGGTGAAAGCTGGACATATGGTGAAAGCCTTGAAGGCCGTGTACAATCAGCATTAATGAAATGGGACTTAGATACACAGATAAGATACTGTTGGGGTACACAGGTTGCTACACTACTGGACACAGATTACTATCAGTATGCTATACCAGGAAACAACAATTTTTATATCTTTGGCAACGTAGAAAGATTACTAAAATATCTATCACCTCAATACGATAAAATATATTTGTTAGTACAAATGACAGAGCCAAGTAGAGAAGATATTGTTATCAACGAATTAGGTGATCATCCTATTGCTAGGTTATATGATATAAATTATGTAAGTGGCATGAGTGTTAAAGACTGGTGTGTTGAAAACGAACACATTTTTTACACACAATTAAACGATACTATTGCAAAGTTTAATAACGTAAAAGCCACTGCCTGGAAAAACTTTTGTACGCAACAAAATGAAAACTATTGGGGATTTACTATGATTAAAGAAACATGGATGGAATTTAGTGCTAGGATGTCTGGCTTTAAATTACAAAGTCCTGATTTTTATGTTGCGGCTTGGTTAAAGAACTTTGTAAGTGATTATCCTGTAGTTCAAGAAAATAAATATTTCAATAAGCAATTAGACAAGATTGAAGCGTCAAATAACTTTTTAAAACAAAGCCAAGATCATTGTCCTCACCCTGTAGCGGCCGCACACAAGGTTTGGGGATATAATGTCTATACACTGATGGACAAGTAATGAGTAAGACACTTTGCATACTACCCTGGATTCATATGTACGTCAATGCTGACGGAAGTGTGTTACCTTGTTGCATAGGTGATTACAAACAGCCTTTAGGAAATACACACAATCGTAGCATAGAAGATATTTGGAATAGTCACGAATATAAAACATTAAGAAAGCAATTACTTAATGGAGAAAAGCCTAGTATATGTAATCAATGTTGGAAACATGAAGAAGCAGGTAACACTAGCTCACGCATGAGTAACAATAAACGTTTCAAAGAAGAATTAAAATTTATAGAAACAACTAACGAAGATGGTAGCTTAGATGAAATGAATCTACGTTACTTTGATGTGCGTTGGAGTAACATTTGTAATTTTAAATGTAGAACGTGTAGTTCAACATATAGTTCTAGCTGGGCTCAAGAAGATAACTCAACAAAGTTTGCACCTGAAAAACCTGTTTATATATTTGCAGGAGGTAATAACAATGATAACCTGTATCAACAATTCAAACCTCATTTTAAAAACATAAAAGTATTTTACTTTGCAGGTGGCGAGCCGTTGCTTACTGATAAGCACTATGATATACTAGAACATTTAATTGAAACAGGAAATACTAAAGTAAGATTAGAATACAACTCAAACGTAAGTAAATTAAAATATAAAAAGAAAAGCATTATAGATTTATGGAATCAGTTCGAAGACGTTCAAGTAAGTGCTAGTTTAGATAGTTACGGACCAAGAGCAGAATATATTAGAGCAGGAACTGATTGGGATCTAATTACGACTAATTTAAAAGTAATACGTGAACAAGCACCTCATGTAAAAATAAGTTTTAACACAGTAGTAAGTATTTTTAATCTGTGTACACTAACAGACTTCTTAAATGAAATACAAAACGTAGATCCTAATAGTGCTAGTATGTATAACATTGTTGATCCACATTACTATAGTGTAAACGCATTACCTGAAGAATACAAGACTATTGCGTTAGAAAAGATACAAAAATATATGAATAGTAATCCAGGAAAATATAAGTGGCAACTAGAAGGTGTTGTACGTTATATTGAAAATAGTAAGTTTGATGAAAGTGCGTTAAAGCAGTTTAGAGCAAAGACTCAACACTATGACTTTATTAGAAATCAAAAATTTATTGAAACGTTTCCTGAACTTAAAAGTGTATTATAGGATCTGGTTTTTCATCAGGCTTTATATTAGTTTCGTAATAAAACATATCCAACCAACGTTGTTGCATATTAAACAAATGAAAATCCTTTTTATCATTACTTGCATCTCGCAATAGTTTGATCCATTTGTTTTGTGCTTCTTCTACTGCTCTATCAGTAGTGTCCTTCCAGTCGTGTTTAAATGTATCCTTTAGAAATACATAGTGTTCCATAGGACTAGGATGTCCGTCTTGAAAGTTTTTATGAACTGTTTTTCTATCTCTTTTAAATTTACTTTCAATATTATTGTTATATAATGTTTGATAAAAGCTAGGCAATATTTCTCCTAGACTAGGAGCATAGTATTTCATCATGTCATCTATTCTATGATTCTTATCCCGTGTTGCACCAGACCACTGATCTGTTTGCTCTAGTATATCACACATTTGTAGAAAGTGATATTGTGTTTTATGTTTTAGCATTTCATGTCCTGCTTTTATAAATGCTAAATCTCTTACGTATGCACCATACTCACTAAAGTAATCTCTTACAAATTCTTCTCTGTATTGTTTTTGTGAGTAAATATTACCTGGAGTCATCCAAGGTCCGTTTGGATCCTGCGGAACATATCTATCTTCTCTACAAACATTGGTCCATTGTACAATAACTAAATCTTCATGCGTAAAGTCATAAACAGCATCGGCCTGCATAAGCATATTGAATATAAAGTGATTACCTGCACCACTTCTACCAAAGTTTACAAAAGTACAGTCTAGTTCTTGCCCTAGTGCGTTTGCCCAGGTTCCCCACATATAGTGAGTAAAGCTACAACCAAACGTAAACAGTCTTTTTGGTTTGTTATGATATAATACTTTCTTACTCATCTGCTAGATCTCTCATTTTAAGTGCCACATTTTTAAACTTTTCTTTAGTATACTTACCTTCTAAAAGTGTTTTAAAGTTATGCACCAATACCTTTTCGTTTTTAAACTTCCATCGTATGTGTTGTTTTACAGTTGGTAATGTTCTAATGTAATCTATTTGTTTGCATACTTCTTTCCACAAAGCTCTCCAACGTTTTACAGGGTCATGGATATCATCAAA